GTAATCGTGATCGCACCAGCCTGACCCGCAGTGGCGTTGCTCACACTGAGCGTAATCCCCGCGCCACTCAGAGCAACTGCGTGATTGTTTGCCTCGGATAAATCGCAAACCCCTGCGCTGGCTTGAGTGCTGTCCACGCTGCCTCGCTGGGGGGCAGTGAAACTTTGCGCCACATCAGTCTTCGCAGTGTCAGCGTCATAGGCTTGAACGCTAACCCCAATGTCCGCATCAACAACAATGGTGGCATCGTAAGCCTGAACACTCGTGCCAATATCTGCATCAACAACAATGGTTGAGTCATAGGCTTGGACATTCGTGCCAATGTCTGCATCAACAAGGATGGTGGCATCATACGCTTGCACGTTAACTCCTATGTCTGCATCAACAACAATCGTTGCATCATACGCTTGGACATTTGTGCCAACAACCAAACCCAATGAAGTCGGCGTGACGTTGGAGTTGAGCAGTGTCGAAGTGCTAGTGAGTCCTGTTCCGCCTTGGGCAGCAGCAACTGTTGTACCTTCCCATGTGCCAGTTCCTACCGTTCCTAAAGTCGTGATTGAAGTCTGCCCAACGTAGGTCGAGGCAATATCAATATCATTGGCGTTGGCTGTAATCCGGTCAGCGGTTCCAACCACATCGAGCGTTGGATCGACGGTGGACGTACCGCTTTGCGTCATGCCCGCTCCAGCGACCACACCTGTAACCGTTCCGCTACCGCTACCACCTGTTGCTGAAATCGTTATGTCGCTCGCGTTCTCAGCGAGGGTTACGTTGGTTCCGGCTTTTATCTTTTTGAACTCAAGATCCGAAGCGGTCTTTTGTTTGAAAATCCCATACTCAGTTCCTGCCCCTGAACCCACATTGGATCCGGTATTAGTTTCACCGCCGGATGCGCCGGGCGCCGCCGCCCAAGTAAACCCACCGGCGGCACTCGATTTCGCAGTTAATACATAATCATCGGTCGGAGCATTGTCCGATTTCAGGTTAGCTTCATCCACCACATCATCTGCGATAGTAAGTGCAGTTGCCCCAGTAACCTCACTTGTGTGAGTGGCGTTGGTGGTTTTCGCCGTATTTGCAGTGATGGCATTTGCTTGACCCGCACTAATCGTTGTCGTGTCACCCGCCAGTGCCGTCGAACTGGTTGTGCCGAGGGCGAGGTGGGTCTTGCCGTCAACATAATCCTTTACCGCCGCACTGGTCGGTAAGGTCGTATCGTTGTCGTTACTGCTGATGCCTTCAGCCTCCAGCACCACCGCACTCGCAGCCATATCGGCTACCGCGATTTCGCTCACCAAATTGTCAACGCTAACCCACTTCGTAGTTCCCGTTGCCGCGCCGGTAGTGTCCGACACATCCACCAATGGAACCTTGTCGCCACTCGCAGGAGACGACAATTCGGTCATTGAACTGATTTTTTTGTTAGCCATATATTTGCCCCCTAATAAGTTTGAACGTCCAACCGGCGGATTTGCCCTTGTTGCCGGTAGAGTTTATCGCCTTCCATCATCAGAATCGCCTCGGCGTTCTGGTCGGCGGCCTGCGCCAGTTCGTTGTCGCCTGTGCTACGCAGGTAGTCCGCGAACACCCCCCGAATTAGATAGTTCTGGAAAATCTTGGGTATCTTCACCAAGTCCCATTTGCTGCTCGCAGTGGTCGGTGATTCGTTCACTGCCACACTTGCGTTGGCATCATAAAAGTTGCCGCTAAAGTAAACCTGATCGCCGCTTGAATATGTGCTGGTTGCCACATAGGTGCTACCCGTGAGGTTGGGTCGCACCGTGCGGTACTCAACGTAGATTGGCGTCGTAGTGTCCCGAAGCTGGATGTAGCGGTCGGTGCCGTTATCGTAGATCGACCAAGCGAGTGAAACGGCGGTCGTAGTCACTCGCGGATTCTTGTTCATCACGTTCAGGATTTCCCCGGCGTCAGTCGGGAAAGGTGCAACCTCGATGTCATCGGTTGCCGTCACAACCGCACTGGCAACACGAAGTGTTTCGGGCCAATACTCGCCTTCCCAACACAGGCCAAGACGGCCATCGGTTAGGTCGCGAACGCGGGTGAACTCGACCGTGGACAGGTTGGCCGGGTCAAGGCCGGACAAGGTTGCCACGCCATTCAATACTGCTGAGAAATTTAGTGTACGCATATTATGCCCCTTGCGGACTCATCGGAGCAACGCCGGTCAATCCCGTTTGCTTGTTCTGTTGTTGTTGCATTCCCATCTGCAAATTTTGCACATACTTGCCAAACAATTCCTTGAACAATTCGTTCCCTTGAAGTGCCTCCTGCACACCCGGTGATGTGCTGGCAATCTCTTGAGCGAACTGCATCTTCGTCGATGAGGTGGGGTCATTGCTCGCGTCCTGATAGGTCGCCTCGATGCCGACAAGCATATTGCCCATATCGTTCTTCACCTCCTCGTACATCTTACGACTCGCTCCCTGCTGATCCATCAACAGTTCGTCCGCACTCTCCGGTGCGATGGCACGCAGTAATTTGCTGACCAACTTACTTCGGTCAATTACGCCGCCCACATCAAGCGGGATGATGGCCTGCGAGATTGCCGCCATCTTCTTGGTGACAAGTTCGTTGTCCATCTCCTGCACATTAAATTTCAGGTTGAAGTCGAACCGCACCGCGTCCTGCGTTAACGCCTCGACCGCCGGGGTGGACGTGATCCGCATCATCTCTTCCGGTTCCAGATACTGAACGCACAAACGGAATGCCTGCCGGTACACATCAGAGTAGCTTCGTAGCCACTCGTTGATCAGCCGTTGCTGCTTCATCATCGTCTGCGTCTGCGGGATACTTTTGTTCGGGCGACCGAAGTAGGCATCCGCCTGCAACTGAATTGCATCAATCAAATTAAAGGCCGTGTTCGGCGGTCTGCTAGGCGGTTGCAGGAAGGCGTAGTCGCCCGCCTTCGTCACCGGCAACTGCTGACCGGGGCCGATCTTGTTCGCCAAGCCGAGTCGCTTGTTCACCTGCAAGGGTGGCATCGTCTCAAAACTGGTAGCGTCAAAGATGCTGTCGCGCTGCGCCTTAATTTCGTCCTGCCACGTCTTAACGATCATCGGAATCCCCCGGCACTCCACGACGCGGCGGGTGACGTTCTCACGCCGGAACAGGATGAACGGATACTCGTTGTGCGCGTAGTCGAGCATCTCGTGCGCTGCAAATTGTTTCTGGCCGTCCTTGTCGCCTACGAGTGGACAGAAGACCGTGTAGTAGATTGACGGTACACCGTTCCCATCGAGTTGGCGCGTGTACGCCCAAACGATTTCCACGAGGTTATCGCCACGGGTAAACTCGCTCACCAATCCCTCAAACATCGACTGATCGAGATAGTTGAGTTGCTTGCCGACCGTATCCAAGGCGGCTTCCACGAATGACTCGCTCCAGCCGTCTGTCGTGATCTTGCTGCGCAGTTCAACCTCAGTCATGTACTGTCGCCGGAAGATTGTCCGGGCGTTTTGTAGGTCGATTGTTTCGGGTGGTACGACCACCTCTTCCATCGGCTTTAACGCCATGACGGCTGGGCGGTTGCGGCAGATATACGCTTCAGGGAAGACCGCCGCGCCGTCTGTACGCAAGTCCTTCACGATCTTGTTGGCACGGCGTTTCTTCAAGTCAGGCACGAACTGCATCAGCAACTCGGCTGCCTGATCGGCACGTTCCTTGTCGGCTACCATCTCAGGCAACTCGGCTACGATGCTGTCCGGGTCAAGCTGTTGCGATATAGCAATCAACTGCTCAAGCGTGATCGGCTTATTGCGGAGGGTTGCCTGCTGATCCCAACCGACAAACATCGCGGCCCAGCCGTAGGTGCTGGTGTAGTTGGCGAGCAGTTCAGCCTCGCGCTGTAGATCGGAAGCCATTGTCGTGCGTACCCAATTCATCAGGGTAGTCGCGGCGGCTGCCGGTTCGGTGTCGGTCAACTCCACCGGATTGACGCGAAGGTCGGCGCGGCTGTGAGACACGGCCAACATATCCACGCAGTCACCAATGATCTGGTCTGCGAGGTACACGCGGCAGTCGGATGCCCCGTCAAATGGAAAAGCCTGAGTGCCTTCTGGAAGATTCTTCGACCACTTCTTGCCGTCAGTCGATTGGCCCGTCCACCGGGCGAAGCGAGTGTCCTCGGCCTCGCGGATGTTTTGCAGGGTTAAGCCTTCGTCGAGTGATCGCCGGTATTCGGAAATCAACTCGTTCACGTCAGGCGAATCCGAATGGTGGGCCAACTTGTCCTGCATAATAAAATCTACCTCGTCGTTATTTGTAAACCTTTACCTTCTTGCCAGCACCGCAGTTAAAGAAACCGTCGTTCGTGTAGCCGACCTGAATCTTGTCGCTGTGCGTCTTAACCCGCGCTTCAGGATTGTCGCGCAGGTACTCCTTCTTAAATTGTTTATCCGCCCAACAATCGTAACCCAAACGGTTGCCCCAATAGTGGTAGCTCGCTTCGGGTATGCTGGCCGTCATCTCCCCCAAGCCGTCCATCCGGCGGTACGATAAATCGTTGTTCTGTTGGGCGATCTGCTTGGCGTCCGTGAAGGCCGCCTCCTGTTGCTTAAAAAGCCGCTGCCCCAGAATTTCGGTCACTTGATGACCTAGTTCTGCGGGCAGCGACGTGATTGCGTTTTCGAGCATTAGCTGCGTTTAGCTACCAAGGTCGAACTTGCCGTGCGCCAGCGGGTTGTAAACGACCAGAGCCGCAATGGCTTCGATCATCCGCGCCTCACCACCGCCTGCGTTTGGCAGTTTGGTGACTTGAGGCAGCGATCCGTAGCGCAACTCGATTCCAGACATATCCAGAACGTGACCATCGGTCGCGGCGGGCATGAAGTTGGAGTTAGCCAAGGCGATGACACCGAAGTCACCGTCAAACGTATCCACGCTCATGCTCACAGTCTTGCCTTTTTGGGGCGAGAAAGTGCGAACCTGAGTGGCTGCGATGTTGTTGGTGGCATCCGTCGAGGAACGAGTCCCGGTCAGGCGATCAGTGAACGCACGCCGAAGTGTGCGGCCAACGGGCATTACAAAGTTCTTGGTAGAACCTGTTTGTCCGAAGATCGAAGACAACACGTTTTGAACGGTAACATCAGTGATGTTGGCCGTGGTCGCCGTGGCTTCGATGCTGCCGGTCGGAGTGCGGAAGCCGCTTGGTACTTGAAGCACAGAACCACCCGCAGTGCTGATCCACGTTGCCAGACCTTTGGTCAGGTAAGGCGTGGAACCGCCAGCGTCGAGTTGTGCGTCGTTAGCGGACAAAACGGATTTCTCGATGTCACGCTTGATTTCAATCAGTGCGCGTGCAATCGAGTTGGCGAGTTCCCCACCACTTCCAACGCCTGCGATGTTGCTAATCTCCTGCGCCAGTGTCGAAACACGAATTGAGCGACGGAAGATTTGAACGTAGTTCTGTACCAACGCACGATTTGCGCTGCCATCCTGATAATCCGACGCGCCAACGTCTGTACCGTCCACAGTGCCGGTCGTTACGGCAGCACTATATGAATCGGCCACATGACTCATCAGCGTGTTGCCCGGTTTAGACCCTTTCTTACAGGTCGATGTCACGATGGTATCGTGTGCGTCAACATTGGCTAAAATGTCAGCCAAGTCTTCTCTTTTTCCTGCACCTTGGGTGCGTTCTAATGTTAAGGCCATAAGGCTACTTCTCCTTTATATTTTTGCCGCTAACTAAAATCTCCAGCGGCGATCAGTTGAGCGAGGTCATCTCTATCCCCTGTTTCGTCGAAGCGTTGTCGTGCGGAGGATGAACGGGCAGCCGACCCGTCTATCGGGGCCGGTTCAGCCGTTGGGGCAGTTGGCTGTTTAGGTGCCTTCTTCGGGGCAGCCTTCTTTGCCTTCTTGGCACCCGCCTCTTGCGACAGTCGGATTTGCATTCCCATGAGCGTATCGCCCACAATTACTTTGTAATCGGGAAAGCGTTGAATCTCAGGAAACTCGCGCAGGATGTTGGAGGCTGCCTGATACTCGGCGGCGGATTTATCCTTCCACCATGAGTATGTTTTGTTGGCGTACTCCTCGTTCTGCTGGTTCTCCTGAACCCATTGCTGTCGCTGCGGCAGCCATTTGCGAATTGCCTTTGACGCTTTCTTGCGGATGTCCCGCACCTCCTCGGCTGAGTAATCAATCTCGCCTTCCTTGGTCTGCACCAAAGTTCCGTCGGGATTGTCCTCGCACCAATCTAGAACCTGCTCGGCGTTATGCTCCTCGCGTTGAACGTCCTCAAGCGTTGTAAGGTTGGCGAACGGGTTTTCCGGGGTGACAGGGGCCGTAGTGGTCGCCTGTTCTGCCGGTGCGTTTTCCGCGTCGATCCGCTTTGCCTTTTCATCGGCCAGCTTCTCTTCGGCTTCCTTCGCCCGTTTCGTCAGCTTATCAATTCGCTTTTGAACACCGCGTGGAGTTTCCTCCGCTTCAGGTTCAGCGTCATCGGCCTCCGCTTCGTCCTCCCCGTCTGCGTCATTATCGGCAGCCGGTTCATCCTCTGCATCAGCTTCGTTTTCTTCAGGTTGTGAAAGATCGACCTCTGATTCATTGCCCTCGTCCGCTTCCGCTTCAGCGGGAACTTCCTTGAGCGATTCATCTGTCTGGACATCATCCAGTTCCAATGTTTGTGCCAGTACGGCGGCCAAGCTGGCCTCGTCTGTCACGTCCACGGTTTTCAGGCTGTCCGTTTGCCCGTCTTGATCTGCCATTGCTGTTTATGTGGCCCGCAAAGTGGGCCGGTATGTTTCCAGCGTTTGTTTTTCAAGGCGCGAGATACGCAGAAACTACGCGCCGTTATTAAGCAGACAGGCTTTAGGCGGCTTGTAGAAGAGTGTGCTTTTGCAACACGACTGAGTGCGACTGAAGGCGGCTAAAAAAGGCCAGGAGAGGGGATACAGAGGTTACAGATGTTACAGAGGGAACAGAGAGGACAGAGAGAACAGAGGTGGGAGGTAAGCCTTGACGGCGGACTTTAATTGCTTCAACTGATCGCCCCCCATGAGTTTAATTCCGCCGATTAGGCTTGACGACAGAATCCGTATGTCAATGGAAACAATACCCACTGAGAGTGGCGCAGGAGAGGGGTATTTTGTCCACCAAATGTCGCCTTTTGCATAGGGGCGACATTTGATGAAAGCCTATTTCCCAGACTGGAAATAGAGGAAATAGAGAACAGAGGTGGGAGGATTAAAGGGGGGTGACAAATCACTCACCCGTCCGCCTGCTGACCGCCATATCCCGCAGCGTCTTGAAATGCACGCGCACCTCACT